GTCAACACCCTGCCCCGCGGCCGGGGGTCAGGGCTTCAAGCGCGCGATTCGCTTCGCGAGCTCGGCCTTAAATCGCGCCGGGACCTTACCGGGCGCCTCGTCGAACTCGGCCGGAAGCTGGCCGGGTTCTTCGTTCCCGACGTAGGCGTAGCCGATGTCGAGCAGGTCGAGCATGTCCTCGCCCGGCTTGCCGGTGGACAGGATAGTGGTCGGCAGGCGCTCATATCGACGCTTGGTCAGCGCCAGTTCGTAGCGCACCTCAAGCGGGCCCGCGGCGCCACCGTCCACGGTGAAGCGCTCGCCGCTCAACACGCGGCGAATCTGGTCGTCGGAGAAGTCGGCCAGCGAGTCGTGGTGCCAGACATCCAAGATGTCGTTGAAGTCGTCGGTGGTGACGGTCTCAAGCGCCCATTCGTAGGCTGTTTTGGTCTTCATAGTCGGGTCCTCGGTTTCTCGGTTACAGGGTGGTGGGGGAGGGTCGCCCCTCCCCGGCCGGGTTAGACGTACTTGCGACGGATCAGGAAGTCGACCAAATCGGACTTCCAGTTGGCCTCGCGCACCTTGCCGTTGGTTTGGACAACGTAGTAGACGGTGCGGCCGTCGCGGCAGAGCTCGCCAATCATCTTCTCGGCGCGGGCTTCCAGCCGCTCGCGCCGGGACATCGCGCGGTCCTCGGCGAGGCAGCGGCGGCTGAAGCGGTTCTCTAACATGCGTTCCATTTGCTCGGTGGTCATGTGCGGGTCCTCGGTTGCGTTGGTCAGTGAGGAGTAGTGTAGAGGTAGCGCGACACACTAGCAATAGGGTGGTGCAATTTTTTTTGGCGGTGGGTGTGGGCCTCTGCACCAGCCGCGCCCCCGGCCGGGGCCGGGCCCGGGGGGCCTCGGCGCCCGGGCGCCGGGAGCTCAGGCGCGGGGCGCCTTCGGGGCGCGTCGGCGCCGCGGCTCAGGGACCGCGTCAGGCTCAGGCGCCGGGCTTGTCAGGCCTTCGGTGTCAGGCTCGTACACGGGCCTGTCAGGCTCGTGCGTCAGGGCCTCCGCGCTGGCCTTGACAGCGGTCAGGTGCAGGTCGCCGAGGTTGACCTGCACGGCAACGCCGGCCCGGTCCGCGAAGCGGGTCGGGTCCCAGCGGCCGGCGAGCCAGCGCCGCGCGTCCACGCGCAGCCGGTCGCGCGCCACCTCACCCAGCACGTCATCCGCTATGGCCAGCGTCTCAGTGGCAAGCAGGTCCGCCGCCTTTTCCCTAGCTCGCGCGTATAGCCCCGCTTGCTCAGTCTGATCAAGCCACTTGGTCAGCGCCTGATATGGAACGTCCATTTGCTTGGCCACATCGGGCAGCGGAGTACCAGCCTCAAGCAACTCCCTCACCTCATCGCGTTTGTGGGCCAGCGTAACCAACCCGACCCGCGTTTTCAGCCGTCCAGCCATAAAACCCCCCTTTGTGACGCATGTGACGCATCTGTGACGCATATTTCGGCCAGTCCGTCACACCTATCTTCTTGATTCATCGGCTAATTATCCCTCTGTGACGCAAATGACGCATATTTCCGACATTAAACCGCTCCACACATGCGCGCGAGCGCGGGCGCGCGCGCGTACACACCAAACTTGTCTAAAAATGCGTCATTTCAGTCACAGGCGTTTATTTCTCATTGCATTCAACCACTTAAGTGTGACTCATCACAAAATAATGAGTCACAGATGCGTCATTTGCGTCACACACGGCCGAAAACGGGGCATCATCCCGGGAAAAGTTTCCGGAACAATGCGTCATTTGCGTCACACGCCGAGAAAAGTTTCCGGAACAATGCGTCACGTCAGTCACGCGCCACCGACACCGAACTCACCACGCACCACGACACCGGCCGCCCGGCCCAGTTGTCCCGGCCCCAGCCGCACCGCCAGACCCGCAAACGCCCGCGCATCCCGCGTCCGCACGGCCTGCAATCCCCTCTGCTTGAGCGCGGCCGACAGCCGCTTGGCGCTCCCAACGTACTCGCCCTGCTCGACCGCCCAGCCGCGCCAGCTCTCGAACAGCTCGGGAATGGTCGCGAACTCTGCCGGCCCCGTCGTGCAGCAGTCGTCGATCCAACGCCCGAACACGTCTTCCTCCTCGCAGTAATCGTCGGTCGCGTCGAGCACGGCCTGCGGCGGCCGGAGACCATCGCGCTGCCACTCTAGGCACGCCTCGACCGCCCAGCCCATGATGGCCGGCAGCTCGGCCCTAAGCCGCTCTGGCAGCGTCTGGTCGACCACAGCAGGCGGCCGGATGAACGGCACCACATGCAGCCGACGCCTGATGCCGCTCTCGACGTTGCGAATGGCCGGGCGATGGTTGCCCAAAAACACCAGCTTGAACTGCGGCGCATAGGTGAACTCGTCGCGGTGCAGAAACCGCGCGGTGACCGGCTCGCCGCCCGTCAATTCCTTGACGCGACCCTCGGCCCATCGCCGGCCGTCCTGCGTCTCGCTAGCCCACACCAACCGCGCGCCGCGCAACCGGGCCAGCTCAGTCGGGTGCCGGTCCACGGTGCTAGCCACAAACGTCTCCATCTGCGACTTGACCGCGTAGTCCCCCAGCAGCGACGCCACCAGCCCCGCAAAAACCGACTTGCCAGTGCCGCCCGGGCCGAACAGGAACGACAGGTGCTGCTCCTGCGTCTGCCCGGTCAGGCAGTACCCAATCAGCCGCCGCAGGTAGCCCAGCAGCGCATCGTCCTCGCCCGTGGCCCAGCGCAGGAACTCCAGCCACGCCACCGGCCGCGTCTTGCGGTCAGGCACCGCGCCCGCCACCCGCATCACCAGCTCGCCCCGGTGTCGGTCGCGCAGCACCCCGGTGCGCAGGTCCACGATGCCGCCGGGTGTGTTCAGCAGCATCGGGTCCGCGTCGAATTGCTCAGCCCGCACATTCACCCGGCGGTCCGCTCGGGCATAGGCCTCGCAGTTGTTGCGCGAGCTCACGCTCGACAGCCGCTCGGCCACCTTGGTCGCGCGGTCCGACTTGTAGTCCCCTCGGGCCAGCACCTCGCGCGCGGCCTCTTGCAGCAGCGCCCCGGCCCAGTCCGCCACCAGCAGCGTCTCGTCCGGCGCCCAGCGCGAGCCGTCCCAGACCAGCCAGCCGCCCAGCGCGGCGCAGTGCTTGGCCTCGTGTGAGTGCGCCAGCACCATCCGCGCCGCCATCGCCGCGTCGGTGTACTCCACCGTGCCCCGGCTCTCGACCTCGTCCGCAATCGGCTCCACCGGGAACTCCCACCCGGCCGCGTTCCAGCCATAGCGCGCGGCGCGGTCCGCCACCCATTGCCATCCGATCCGGTATGGCGAACGCATGCGCGCCCAGTCCCGGGCCACGTTTTGTGGGTCATTGTCTCCATCAGGCCAGCGCGCGGCCCATGCCTGATAGACCTGCAACGCGGCGCCCTCATCGGCCGCGCCCGCGGCCTTGATGGCGATGCCCACCGCGATGTACTCCTCGTAGTTGGCGGCATCGTTGGGCATGGCCGCCACAGCGCTCGCCAGCAGGTCCAGAGACGGCGCGCGCAGTGAGTCCTGCGCAGGCGCATCCCCAGCCATCGCCACCGCACCCGTGCCCTCTCGCTCGACCTTGAGCCCCAGAAAATCCACCTCGGACTCAAGCGCGGCAAAGAATGCCTGCACCTTGTCCCGGTCGACCTCGCGCAGGCCCATTGGGCTCAGCTCGCACAAGTCCGCGTCCCACTCGTAGGGGCGGCCTGTGGTGGCGTGTGTGCCCGCGATGACGTACTGCTGCCCATCGGCCAGCATCTCGACCAGATGCCGCTTGCCGCTATCCTCAGTCAGCCACAGCCGCATCCGGCCGAACGGTGTCGAGCAGCGGTAGGCCAGCAGCCGCTTGGGGGCGCGTCCGATCCGACAGGGCGCCGGCCCCAGTATCTCCAACGCGAGCCGCTCGACGACCGCGGCGAGGTCCTCGTCCAGCACATCGATGTCGAGCGCCGGATAGGTCCGCGCCCGCAGGCCGATGCTGGCCCCGGTGCGGTCCATCGTCTGCGCATCGGACAGACGCACCTCGGCGCGGCGCCAGTCGTACCCGGCCCACCCCGCGCCACCCAATCGCGCTGGCGCCTTGCCCAGCGCATCCGGCTTGATATTGCTAGCCGGAGACAACGCGGCGCCCGGAGGCGCCACGCTGACGAGGTCCGTAAACCCCGCCGAAAATAGTTGTTCTGCTCTCACGTTCCCCTCACTTTCTGTATCGTTGCCCTTTCCAACCCTCGGCCGCCAGCGGCAGCCCGGATGCCCATAATGGCGCATCACACATCGCATCTTCCAGAGCCGGCACTGATGCCTGTTCTTCTGGGACCTCGCAAACAATTTCGTCGTGTACCGACAGCACGACCGGCATGCCGGCCTTTTCTGTCGTCAGCATTGCATGCCAAAGCAGATCCGCCGCGATGGCCTGCACCGCGTTTTCGACCAGCAGCCCACTGTACAGATCGCGCGGGGCCCACTGCCGAGTTACCGAATTGACGCCCCAGACGCGCACCGCCGGCTGGGTCGAGCCCCACGGGGTGGCGCGGTCCACCAGCGCCGGTTTGGCGTAGGCCAGCGCGCGCCCGGACGGCAGCTCCATGCGCAGGAATCGGTCCCGGAACTGAAACCGGACCTTGTCTCCGACGCGGTACACCGCGCCCGGGCTTTCCATCGCCGCGACACAAGCCTGCTCCATCTGCTTCCAGAGCCGCGTGATTGCCGTGTTCGAGCCTCGATACACATCCACGACACGCTTGGCCTCTTCTGCATCGATGTCGACGTTCTGGGCGCCGCAGGAATCGCGAAACTTGACGTGGCCCATGCCATACCCAAGGCCCAGCACGGCCATCTTGGCAAGCTGCCGTTCGCCCTTTGTGATGCGGTCCGCCGGCTTGGCGTAGATGCGGGAACCCATCTCCCGATACACGTCGCCACCATCCGCAAACGTCTGCAAGAGCGCATCCTCCCCGGCCAGCCACGCCAGCACCCGGGCCTCGATGGCAGCGTAGTCCGCAGCCACCAGCAGATGCCCCGGCGCGGCCATCATCATCGGCCGCAGCATCGACGACAGCACCTCCAGCACCGGATAGTGAACGTCGATGCCGTCGATGTCTCCGGCTAGCACGTCGGGGATAAAACGCTCGGGCTTGTTGACTGCACCGCGCGGGAAGTTCTGCGGCTGCACGAGCTGGCCAGACCAGCGCCCGGTGGAGGCGCCGTGGAACATCATCAGGCCCCGCAGGCGCCCGTCCTCGCAGACGCACTCCAGCATCGTGTTGACCTTGGCCACCGACGACCGGCCAAACTCCTCGCGCAGGCGCAGCGCTGTCTCCTGCTCTGGCAGCAGGTCTGGCAGCTCCAGCATGCGGCTGACGTTAAGTTTGTCGACGCCCGGAGTCTCTAGCCCGCTCTCGCGCAGCCACGCGGTGAGCTGCGCCGCGCTGGTGACCGCGCTGACCGCGTTGTTTGTTGCCTGACGCATCGCGGCGTCGGCGAGGTCGGTAGCCTGCTCGGCCATCTTTTGCGCGGCTTGCGCGAGCTCACGGTCCAGCAGGATACCGCGGTCGTTGATCGTCTGGTCGAGCAGGTACACCTCGCGGCTCAGCGGCGGCAGCTCCGGGATGACCTGCGCGCAAGCGCTCTCGGTGCGCACGTCCTGTTTGCAGTACTCGACTAGCGCGCTGACTTTTTCCCGCTGATGCCACCAGACCGGGCCGCTGTCGGCTATCAACCGCGGCCGGCACATTTGCAACATCAGCCGCTGGCCGCTGCCGTCCTTCTGGTCCAAGACGCCCAGCACCTTAGCAGCGTCGCCGAGTTTGTTGGGCAGCGCCATCGCTCGCGCATCCGCGGCCGTGCAGTACCACTGCTCGCGCGGGATGGCCGGGAATCGATAGCGCGGGACCATAATCCGGTCCCAGATGCGCCGCTCGAACCCGGCGTTCCACGCTCGCATTGGCACGCCCTGCGCGATTAACGACAGCAGCTCCACGTCCCAGCCGCTGATGCCGGGGCGCCACTCGCGAACCTCATCATCGAAGGGCAGCCGGTAGGCCATACACCAGACATCGGTAGTAGGGTCTTCGGTGTAGCGGTACACGCCGACCGCGCGCAGGTCGCTACAGCTCCGGGTCTCGAAGTCGATGCTGATCATACCGGCCGCCCCGCGCGGATCGCTTTGGCGCAGTCATATGGCGTTGCGCCCTCGGGCCAGTCCTGTAGCTGCTCGCAGATTTTTGCGCAACGCTCCCTCTCCTTGCGCTCGGCGGCAGCGACCAGCGCGGCGCACCGGCACAACTCAACCGGCGCGTCGCATTGGCCGCAGACATCGCGGTTCATTCC